GCCGCCAGGTAATGGCGCATCGAGTTTTCTTCGAGCCAGTGCAGCCGGGCACCCACAAAGTCGAAGATGTCCCGATCCCAAAACCAGCTGGCCACTTGCAAGTGCACTTCCAGCGGGCTGGGCTCAAAGAGGACCACGTGGCCCCGATCTTGGAGCGCAGCCACGTTGCGGTTGAGCGTCTTCCATTGGTTGGCAATGATGGCCACGCGGCTAGCCGTCCGGAACTCCTGAGGGATACACTGCAGTTGCAAGGTCAGGGCATCGGTGTGCCAACTGACGCTCTTGGTTTGCTCGCTTTGCGTCAGGCACTTGAGCAGCCGAACGCCGTCACGCTGGGCGTACAGGCCATCGACATCATCGAGAACGACCGGCGCGTGGAGATGCTTCCAAAGCTCGCAGTACAGGCCGAAGACGGAGAGGTTACCTTCCAGCCAGCAAACTTGTCCGACCAGGGCCTGGCGGAGGATCCGGCTTTTGCCCAGGCCGTGGCCGCCGATCAAGATGAGGAGGTTCAGATGGCCGCGCGCGAAGGCCTGGACGATCTGCTGCAACTCGGCGTAGGTGGTGAGGCGGGTCGCCAGCGGCGCTGCTTCCATGGCATGACTCCACCACGGGGAGTCCTTCTACGGAACGAACTTTGGGTCCAGGATCGACGCTCCAGTTCCTACCTCGGGTGCGCGACGAGTTCCAGGAGATTTCCGGCAGATGTCCTCAGGCAAAAAGATACTGCCAAGCAGTGCAAGGGATCCAAACGTGCCGATCCGGTGCGATTCCGGCATGAAGCGTGCCATTCCCGCGCCAGTGTTGGGAGTAACCCGGCTGTGCAGCTAAGCAGGCCTCGCAAATCCTTGGGCTTGGGAGGAGGCAGCCCCGTTGCTCAGGGACGACGCCTCGCGCGGCGGAGAAGAGCGAGGGATTTCCGACGCAAGGAGCGATAGCTCGAGCGCGAGCCACCTTGGAGAGGCCTCAGAATAGACTCGTCGCCGCTAGGCAAAGATGCACAATCGACGTTTTCGAAGCGGATAGAACGCCAGCGCCTCGGCCTAGTTTGGGATTCTACCCCGCGCCGCCGCATCTCCACCTTAGCTACCAGCTTGATCTTGCCCGTCTCCGTGCGGAAGTACAGCGCAACGAGTGCGACGAAAGCACGCCGGGCGGCTCACTCCGAGGCGCCGACTGCGCTTCCATCTTTGGCAGCCTCGACCTGCCTTGTCATGCTGAGTCCTTGTGGTAGCGCGGGCTATCACGGAATCGTTGAACCCATAGCAGGAGAAAAACATGAAAGTGCAGATGCGTCTTCTCGCCGACCTCAAGCCCTACCCCGGCAACCCACGCATTAACGACAGCGCGGTCGAGGCCGTGGCGGCCTCCATTCGCGCCTTCGGCTTCCGCCAGCCCATCGTCGTCGATGAAGACGACGTCATCATCGTCGGTCACACCCGCTACAAGGCCGCCCTCCGGCTCGGTTTGAAGAAGGTTCCCGTGCACGTCGCCCGGGGGCTGACGCCGGAACAGGTCCGCGCTTACCGGCTGGCCGATAACAAAACCGCCGAACTGGCCGAATGGAACGACGACCTGCTGGGCCAGGAGCTGACTGACTTGCAAGGACTCGACCTCGATTTCGAGACCCTCGGTTTTTCTGACGAAGAGTTGACCCGGCTCCTAGACCGACCCACGTCCACGGGGCTGACCGACCCGGATGATGTCCCGGCGCCGCCCGATGCGCCGACGACCCGGCTCGGCGACCTCTGGATCCTGCGAGAGCACCGCGTCTTGTGCGGAGACGCCGCCCAGAACGAAGCGCTCGATCGTCTTCTGGACGGTGCGCCGATCCACCTCGTTCACACAGACCCGCCCTATTGTGTAAATGTCGAGCCTCGCAGCAACAACGCCATCGCCGCAGGTTTAAGCTCGTTTACGCCAACCAACCACCATCAGCGCTTTGATGTTAAGCGCCACCCCAAGAAGGCGAAACCCACCAACCGCAAGCTGCGGGCCAAGGACCGACCGCTGACCAACGATTTTCTCTCAGACGAAGAGTTTAGTCGTCTGCTGCATGCCTGGTTTGCCAACCTGGCCCGCGTCCTGGAGCCGGGCCGTTCGTGGTACGTCTGGGCTGGTTGGTCCAATCTCGCGAACTTCCCGCCGGCCCTCAAGGCGGCGGGCCTGTACTACAGCCAGGCCATTGTCTGGGACAAGGGCTGGCCCGTCTTGACCCGAAAAGATTTCATGACCGGGTTTGAAATGGCATTATACGGATGGAAAATGGGGTCTACTCACCAGTTCTTCGGCTCCCCCAACGCTACCGATATCTGGCACATCAAGAAGATCAGCCCCCAGGCCATGCAGCATCTCACCGAGAAACCGGTCGAACTGGCCACGCGGGCCATCGAGTACTCGTCCCGGCCCGGAGAACATGTCCTGGACTTGTTCGGCGGCAGCGGCTCGACACTGATTGGCGCCGAGCAAATGGGCCGCCGCGCCTTCGTCATGGAGCTCGATCCGTTGTATGTCGATGTCCTGGTGCAACGGTGGCAAAAATTCACCGGGCAGCGGGCCACCAGGCACCCGCAGGCATCGTAAGGGACCCGCACGCAACCCTCTTGGGAGACCACTATGACCGACGCCTTGTGCCCCTGGGAACGCCAGCATGGAGAACCCAACCGCTGGTACGATCGCTTCGAACGCTATCGCCTTGCCGGTCCTGGCCGATCCCTTCTGGGCACCGTGAACGCGGAACGCACCGAACGCGGCCGCGCACGCACCCGCAGCGTGCCCCAGGCCTGGGCCAAAAACGCCAAGCAGTGGCAGTGGCGCGAGCGTGCCGAGGCCTGGGACGAACACCAGCGCGGCCAAGCCCGCGCCGCCCATCACCAAGAAGTCGAGGAGATGAACCACCGCCATATCCAGGAAGCCAAGGCCTTGCAAAGCAAGGCCTTTCAGAAGCTCAAGTCCTTGGACCTGGCGCAACTCTCCCCGGCCGACGTCTTGCGCTATTTCGTCGAAGCCGCCAGACTCGAACGCACGGCGCACGGCGAACCCGAATCCATTGACGAACAACGCCTGACCGGCCCCGAGGGCGGCGCCGTGGTCTTCACCATCGAAGACTCCCTCCAGGCCTGCAAAGAATTGGAGCAATGGCACCATGAGCGCCAGCCAACCGACCAACCCCAAGTTTTGCCTGAAGCAGACCTGGAAGTGCCGTAAGTCACCGGCCTACTTCCTGGACACCTACGGCCAGTTGTATGACGCTACCGCTGGCGCCTGGATTCCCTTTCGCCTCTGGCCCGCGCAACTGCAGGCCCTACAGACCATCGACAGCCAGCGCCTGACCGTCATCCTCAAAGCCCGGCAACTGGGCTTGACCTGGTTAGTGCTCGGCTATGTCCTCTGGCTCATGCTCTTTCAGCCAGCTGCGACTGTCCTGCTCTTTTCCCGCCGCGATGAGGAAGCCGTCGATCTGTTGCGGGTCCGGCTCCGCGGCCTGTACCAGCGCCTGCCTCCCTGGCTGCGGGTGCGAGGCTTTGTCACGGACAATGACCACGTCTGGCACTGGAGCAACGGTTCCCGTGTCCTAGCTCTGCCCACGACCGCAGGCGACTCGTACACCGCCAGCTTGGCGTTTGTCGATGAAGCCGACCTGGCGCCCGACCTGGCTAAGCTCCTCGCGGCGGTCAAACCGACGATCGACGGCGGCGGCCGCCTGATCCTGCTCAGCCGCGTCGATAAGAGTAAGCCTCAGTCCGTCTTCAAACGGATCTACACGGCCGCCAAACAGAAACGCACCGAATGGACCCCCCTGTTCCTGCCCTGGCAAGCACGGCCCGGCCGAGATGCGGCGTGGTATCACGATCAAGCCATGGACATCCTGCATCGCACCGGCTCCCTCGACGACCTCTACGAGCAATACCCGGCCACGGACGCCGAGGCGCTCGCGCCGCGCAGTCTGGACAAGCGCATCCCGGCCGAGTGGCTGCGGCAGTGCTATGTCGAGCAAGAACCGCTCCCCACAGCCCCTGCCGGTGCCCCGGCGATCCAGGGATTAATCCTTTACGCCTTACCTCTGCCTGGGCGAAGCTATGTTCTGGGCGCGGACCCCGCCGAAGGTAATCCCACCAGTGATGACAGCGCCCTGGTCGTGCTCGACCAACGAAGCGGCGAAGAGGTCGCCACGCTGAGTGGGTGCCTGCAACCTAGCACGTTGGCCGCGCACCTGGACGCGCTGGGACGCTGGTACAATAAGGCCCCAATATTGGTCGAGCGCAACAACCACGGGCACGCTGTGTTACTCTGGCTCCGCGACCATTCGTGGTTACGCCGCTTGCCGGGATATGACGGCAAAGAGGGCTGGCTCACCAATAGCAAAGGGAAGGCCCTGCTTTATGACCGGTTGGCCGACGCCTTTCGTCAGGAGCAAACGCAACTGCACAGTTTTGCCACCTATGCCCAACTAGCCAGCATCGACGGTTCGACGTTGCGTGCGCCGCCGGGGGAGCACGACGACCGCGCCGATGCGTATGCCCTGGCTTGTATGGCCCTCACCAAGGCGTTGCCACCGCCCTTTCTGCCTCGGGTACTCAGCCCCGGAGCACAACTCCCTAAGCCCTATTGGCCCTGAAGCCCGAGACGCCGGGTTCGCTCCCGCCCCCAACACCAGTGCCATTATTGCTGAGCTGCCGCCGGATCAGCGCGGCTGGGGCTCGCAGGACGGGATGTCCGGCCCGTTTTTTACCCCATCACCGGGGGGGTTGCAATTGCTCCTTTTTACTCCCGATTGCTCCCTCGCGCTTGCTCCTTGTTGCTCCTGGTCGCTCCCTGGCGGGAGCTCGTGCATGTTATATGGACTTCAGTACACGTAAAAGCGCCCGGACGGCAACAGGTGAAAGGAGCGGTCCCCCCTTGCGCCGTTTGAACGCCCAAGTCCTATGAGGGCTAAATGCGGGCCAGCCTATGTATATCATGAAGGCAACCGGGCAGTTGCATGGGGCTTAAACCTTGTCTATCAAATTCACTAATAACAGCAAATCGCTAGGTGAATCGCTCCCTTTCTTGCTCCCCCGACGCTAACACCATGGCGCTAACAAGAAAAAGCCGGCCTGTTTGCCAGAAACGGCGTTGGCGAAAGGAGTTGGGATGAATTTTCTCGTGTTTGCTACCGAAACCGCTAACCTCTTTCTTGCGTCCCCTTTGCGTCCCTTTTGCGTCCCCCACTTTGCCGTCCCCCTGGTTCATGTTGCGAATTATGGGTTGCGAATCGGGGAACGGATTTGGCGGGACCGGAGAGAGTTCCCGAAAGAGAGTTTCCGCTCAACCGTTTACCAGGGACCTAGTTTTCGGAATTGCGGAAACTGTACCCGCCAATTAACGGACGGAGATGTACCGATGAAAGTCAAGGGCCGTCTGCCGTGATGACGGCGGTTTTTGCATGTCCTGG